GTATACTTATGATCCGAAGGATGTAGACGCTATAATTTCTATGATGTGTTTAGAGAAACATAGTCTTAGAGTGGCGCCGTTAACTGATGTTATGTGCAATGTTCCTATAAATTTTAACTCCAATCCTGGTCCTAGTTATGTTGCTATGGGGTATCGTACGAAATTTGAAGCGTATGATACTGCTTTTAGAGTATGTAAGCGTATTTTAAATGATATAGGTGTCAATAAAGATATTGCTCCTATATTATATGGTGTAGCTGGGAGATCAAAACTAGCTGATCTATCTGAAATTTTTGAGAAACTTTCAGATGGTAGTGCTGTCGGACGTGCTGTGTGGATGTCTGATATGCACGAAGCAATACTTAGTGGTAAGTTCACTAAAGTATTATTGAAAGCAGGGTTTAGCGAGAGGAGTAAATTTTTTTTAGGTTTTAACAAATTTTCGTCAAGTTCAAATGATTTATATAGTAGGATGTATATGTATAATCTATTCATTGATATGGATTATAGTTCTTACGACTCTAGCGAGAAACGTCTCTATTTAAAGATGGGATTCGCAGTTGTAAAAGCTTTATTTATATTAGATAGTAATGAATTGAAATTACTTGAATATCTTGAGCATAATTTCATTTTTAGCCATATTGTTTTAGGAAATGGTGTAGTATTGCGTAAAGAGACTGGAAACCCTAGTGGTTCAGGTTGGGTGTCAATAATAAATACTATATTAAATATTCATTTCGTTAACACCATGGTTTTAGCTTATAAAAAAGAAAATGAGATTGAATTTGAACATGACTTTGTTTGTTACGGTGATGATACCTTTTTAGCTTTCAAAGTATCTATGAGTGATAAGGATAGATTCCGCTTGGGCGTGTCTATTCTTAGATTTGCCACACGTTATATGTTAGAAACGTTTGGTGTAGTTGTTTCTGAAAAAAACTCAAAAGTATTTTTACAAATGGAAGTTAAAATGGCATCACCTAAAGTGCCTAAACGAATATTGGACGGATCTAGGGCTACATTAGCTGAGTATGTTGCTGAGCAAAAAAGGCGAGGCACATACGATAAGCGATTCTGGAAGAACCACGATTTATTATACGTTGAACCTACGGCAGGTTTAGTTGGTACTAATACTCATCGATGGTCTTATAGATTCGCTGAATCGCCTAAATTCTTATCTTACTATTTTAAAGAGGATGGTAAGATGATTAGACCAACCTGGGAGGTACTATGTAGATTAGTAAATCCTAGTAGAGTTGTTAAAACTTTGGATCAACATAGAGAAATGCTTCTCTGTGCTCTAGTTGAAAATTTAGGTAATGCTCACACTAG